CATGGCCGACCCCAAGCCTGCCACAGACTCAGACACTCCCCCAAATGTCTCGCCAACCTGCAGCATTTTTTCGCCCATCTCCCCACCAACCGATTTAACGACCTCACCCACTCCTGAAAAAGTCGCACCTATAGCTTCGCCTTCTTTTTCTAGGCTAGCGAATCCCTTCTCAGCCTTCTTGGCGTCAAGTGTGACCTCAATATCAATCTCATTAGTAGCCATAAGCGTGTCCGGCTTCTTTCTGAGCTCTCTCCTGAGCCCTGAGTTGAGCTAACTCTGAGTGATTGTGAATCACGTCGAGCGCGTCAACTATAGCACACGTTGGGTTTGGGTATGTGGAGTTGATCGGGAATAGGTCAGCTTTATGTCGTCTATACGCGATGACCAATGACGCCATCTGATTCGATGTGGCCACAGGACACGATCTGATCTCTAGCTCACTGAAAGCCTCGCCGCTGTCGGGCGCTACCCGATAACCAGGGACAAACAGACCGCGCTCATCCTCTTGGGCTTGAGGTAAGCCCTGCTTAAACGCGCCACCACATGAGCCACGCTGAGCTCTAAGCTTTGGATTCTTTCGGCATTGGTCGCAGCTCCAAGCGCGGCTTTTCGCATGGCTTAACCACACTGAAGCCGCAAGCCCTATTTTCCCTGATCACCTAGAAGGCTAATCCTCTGCACGTGAAGAACGAGCTGAGAGATTGTGTCTGTGCGGTGAGAGTCCGGTCTGATGAGCTCGAGTTGCTCAACGCTCGCCTCTTCACCATCAATCATCTTGAGTGATGCCCTCAACATCTCAACATAAACGCGGTTGATGTAGCTGTTATATCCGCTCATCGCTTCACGCTCATCATCGGTTAATGCGTGGTGCCATCGTGCGCGCTCTGAGCTGTCAACAGGTGCCTCACTCCAGAGTAGGCGCCCGAGCTCCGAGCGCCTAAGCGCTCCCGCTCTGACCTCTGCATCTTCGCGCTCACTTGGGCTGAGCGCTTTAAGCGTGAAGCGTGTAGCCTGCTCACTCACTGAGCCGAGCTCTGAGAGATCACCGCTTTGAATATAAGCGGAGCGTTGAGACTCATCAGCCTCAACCTCTGGGTCACACGTGACCACAACCTCAACCGTGTGGTCTGCATTGGTCAAGAATGAGAGCGCCATTGATTACACCCCTAAGCCTAATCTAAATGGTGAGTTTCCTGCACCGCCCTCATACGCCACTGTGGTGAAATCGCCCGCATACCGGCTCTGACGATAATTGAGATTCTGTCTCACGATGTCGTTTCCGCTCACATCATAAGCGCTTGGATCAACCGTGAGCTGTGCTGCAGGTATCATAATAGCGCAGCCCTTGCCGTCCCCCACAGGACCAGTCCCGATCACGAGCTGTCGCACTGTTCGATTGTAATAGTCATCGGCTATGTCCGTGTTGACGGTCGAAACGGTCAAGCTCGCCTCAACGCTCACATCACTAATATCCATGCCGCTCATCCCGACGATTGAGTTAGAGTGACCGAGCGGCGTGAGAGTGTTGGTGAGCGTGACTGTGAAGTCCTCGACATCTAAAGCAATACGGCCAAGAGTCTCACCTGCTGTCCCATTACTCAGGCTTGCCGGTGAGCCATCACTGACCACGACATAAGAGCCCCTGAAGAATGGAGGTGATCCCGCATTGTATACAGGCTCAATCGGTCCTGATGCGCTGCTGTGATCGTCTTGGATAAGCGCCGCCTGATAAGTGAACTCACCCATCAATCGGCCGTTATCGAGGCTGATGGCGAGGCTCTCAAGCACGCAACCATATGCAAATGTACGATAGTTTACACCATCGATACGGAAGCTCAGAGAGTGCTCTTTTGTGCCTGTCGCTGTGCGGCTTGGGATGTACCAAGTGGCTAGGCTGTAAATCGTCGGAGTCCCGCTAAAGCCACCGCTGAAAGCAGGTGACACGCTCACGGCTGAGCTCACGTCATTGTCTGTAATGGCGCTATACTCGGCACGACCGTTAACCTCAACGCCGACGAGACAGCCGACATCAGCCTCGGCATAAGATGTTGTCGGTGTGAATTTATTAGTATTCGGCACACCAAGCGCGGCGTCTCCGTCAACGATTGACGGGAGTTGATTTTTCAGCCCTGCGCCAAGCAGATGACCCAAGTAGTTTGACGCGTAAGTATCAGCACCTGCGCCGATGGTAGTGAGATCAACTCTGACAACTACCTGACCAACACGACGGCGAACTTTTTGACCTGATGAATTGAGCACTGTGTCACATTCCGGTGGAACAAAATAGTTCCCATCTCGAGCATCATTTCTCTCACTGACCACAGGCTCACCAGGTATGACAATGGGGTCCCGCTCACAGGGAATTGAGACATATGATAGACCTGAGCTTGAAAGCTCTGGTAGTCCTGTAGATGGGTTGAGAGAGCCAAACGAGCTCTCAACCGCAACGCTTATGGATCGATGTGTTACAGCCATGTCTAAGCCTCCAGATATAAAAGGGTAAAGGGTAAGATCAAAAGCACCGCACCGCTCTGATCGTTGAGGTCAATTGGCTCGACCGTTGGTGACTGCGGAATCACTGAGACGATACCAGTAGTATTGAGCTCATAGTTTGGACCTTTGAGCTTGACTAGTAAACTCTCGGCATCTTCTGCGATCATGCGTTGCAAATAGAGCTGATCCTGCGGCACGTCATAACGAACATTGAGATTAATGGTTGCTCTGCGTCTGCCGCTCAAGCCTGCAGCTCCATCATCTTCTGTGAATCCGATCACCTCGAGAGTGAAATAACGCGTAGAGTGTGAGCGCTGTGAGAGTGGTGTCACCATGCCACCGGCACGACCATGAGCGACAAAACCGTGATGAGTGTCACGCTTTGGATTGATCGACATGAGCTTATCTTCGAGGTGCGTTAACGCCGCCGCGATCCCCTGACTCATTTTGATTTCTTATCTAGCTCAAGTTTAACAGACTTGACAATGATGTCTATGTCTGAAGATGAGAGGCCCAAGAACTCACGGTCTTGGTTTACCGCGTAGCCATATTGAGCATTTTTTGTGAGACCGATTGCGAAGCCTTCGGCGGTCGCCTTCTTGACCACTAAGTTATTCATCATATTCCCACTTAAGACCAAGTCAACCTCAGCTGTTCCTGCTAGCTTTGAGCGCTTGCGTGAGTCGTGCTTGTATTGTTTATAACCACCTTCATAAAATACCGTTTTGCCGCTCGGTGTAGGCGATCCGCCCTTTGGCGCAAGCCTTGCCCCTTGTTTTGATATATAGATAGGCTCCTCTGAGTAACCTGCAAAACTATCGCCATTAGCGTCTATGCCCTTAGCGGTCCTGAGCTTGATAGAGGCCAAGGTGTCACTTGCTAATCTAGCAGAATCCTTGGCCGTCCATAGGCTTGATGGTAGATTTAAATTTACCTTGGTAGGCATTAGTGACGCATTCCTCGAGCTGGTGTAAATATGCTGTCATTAGAGACCTTTACATAACTCTTGAAGCTCGCCCTGAAATCTGTGGCGCTACCACCTGAGCGTCGGAGGTTGCTCTCGCCCTCATCAATATCACCATCACCATCGAGATCGATCGTGACTGATCTGAGCGCAACGTGTAACAGCTCTTGACAACGCTCTCTCATAGCCGTGGCCACATCGAGCTGTAGCGTTGCTTCATACACGAGAGCCGCTGAGCAGTAAGCGTGAGCGCTAACAAATGACCCTTGATTGAAGACATCATCTTCAGTCGCGCCGTCTGCTATGACATGGTCACGCACTGCGAGAATGATCTCATCGAGCGCGGCGCTGATCTGTGGTGCTAGGTCGCTCTGTCTACGTGGCACCATGTCAGCGAGCTGTGGAAATCGATCTACAAGCTGATCATGATCTAGACCGGTGTTAAATGGTCGAGGCGTAACCTTAAGGATACCGCTCTCAGTCTGGGGAGAGCCGAGGTTATCAGTGTAAGTCAGCGTGTAGGGGTATGATCCAGTGACCGCCTTCGCGCTTGGGATATCTACAAAAGCAGAAGCAAAGTCCAAGGTAGCTGCAGAGGTGAGATCGAGCTCACGCGGTAATGGCTCAGCCAAGATTGCAGTCGTGCCACCCAGTCGAGTCACCTTGACTGCATAGTATGTGTCGCGTGTAGTCCTGAGAAATGCTCTGACCTCATCGCGCTCAAGCGTAGTGTCAACGCTAGCCGTAAGCGTGAGTGTCCGCCTGTCATCTGCAATAGCACTCACAGACACATCATCTCTGAGGTTAGTGAGCGCGCTTGTGAATGGTGCGGTAAAACCTATGGTGAGCTCAGCGTCTCCTGCGTGAGGTGTGCGAGGATGCCACACAAAATGGATAACCTCGCCGGTTACTGCTTTTCTCATCGCTTTGCCCTTGCGTTTGCTCTGTTAATATCAGCGGTGCTAGCCTCATCGAGATCAGCCGCTTGAATGAATCCCTCACTCACAGGGCTCCAAGTGTGTCGGCAGTTATAGCCGCCACATGATGTCATCACGTTGAGGCCTTGGCCATTGTTGAGTTTTCGCATCTGCTGACCTGTAACGACTTTGCCGACAAGAGCTTTGCAGAATGGGCGAGTGAGCCCATCCAATGGGCCAGTGTATAGGTAGTGATCGAGCTCAGCCGCCGCAGCTGCCGCCGCCGTGAGTTGTCGACCATATTGGCTGATTCTAGTTTTAACCTCAGTCAACTGCCTGCCTTGAGATCGCTTTAAGCGTTCTTCGAGCTCACTAGTGACGATGCTCGCTGGAACCTCTAATGATAGAGAGGTTAGCGCTTCTCTAATAGCGCTCTGAGTATCGGGTAGAATCACATCTTCAAATACAGATGTTACAGCTTGAGTCTGTATCTGCTCAAGCTGTGGCATCTGATCAAATGAAAAGTCGGGTTCAATCACTGCGAATGCTCTCTCCACTGCATCACGGATTTTGCCCTGACTTTCAATGTATTCATCAACAGCGAGCCCCATGCCACCTCTTAAGATAAAGTCCATGAGCTGCTCATTGTCGAATGATAGCAGACGGTCAGGATCAGGTGACACCCCAGCCATCTGCAACAGCGTGACAAGTTCACGCCGAGAGGCAGAGAGAGCGCGCTCGAATGATCGCTCAGCACTAATCTCTGCTCTTAATTGATCGCGTCTAGCTCTAATGAGCTTAGCTTGATCACCGCTCAAACCCTTCGCTTGTTTTGTCAGATCATCGACCGCGCGTTTATCGGCGTCTTCTGATAGCAAGACATGCTCATCAGAGTCTAGACGCTCAACGATTGTTTCAAGCAGGTCTAGGTCATCTAACTGTTGAGCATCTAAAAGCCCAATGTCATGAAGCGTTAGGTCCATGCCGATAGCCTCTTAGGTCAAGCAGTCCGTGACGACGTGCCCAAGCGTTGAGTCGATCGCCTTGAATTGGTTGACCTCCTCAGCATACACATAACGGCGTGTTTTATCGAGAGAGTCATACTGACCAGCGACCATGTTTCCAAATTGGAAATTCAGGGCTGCTACAGGCATCCCCTTAACGTTGCCGCTCTTTTGGACGATTGCATCAGAGCCACGGAGGATGCCCATGAAGATGCTCTCATTATTCCAAATGTAAGCCTCTGAGCTAGTAGCACCTGGGACAGCGGTATCTTGGCGAGCCTGACCCACGAGGATATTGGGAATGCCGAGGATGTCACGAAGTACAGCCAAGACCGCCTCATCGTTTAAGATGCGGTTTCCTGATGCGAGGTTGTTCGTGGTGGTGCCGAGGTAGCCACGTACCTCCGGATTGCGCGCGAGCTCACGAAACACCTTGCGACCGAAGATGAGAGAGTCAGGGTTGATCCCATGCGCGGCCTCAAAAACGGTGTCCTTAAGCTCGTGCAAGAAGGTGAGCGGCTCAGCTCCTGCGGCGTCAAACTTAGTTCCTGGCGTTGAGGTGTTGAACGCGCTCGAGTCAAAGAGGATGTCAGCGCAACGCTTCTCTCGTGCGAGCTTCATCACGCGCGCGACTTTCTTGGCGATGCGCTGCTCTTCAGATCCAGGATACTGAGAATCAAAAATATCCTCCATCGCGATGCTGTCTTGAGCCGCGAAGATCTTGGCCTTGAAGGTCTGTGAGCTACGGTCAAAGCCACCGATAGAAGCGCGAGACGCACCAGGAGCGCGCTCGAGGTCGAGCCCTGCGCCCGCGCCCATAAAGTTTCGCGTCTCCTCAAGGAGAAGTGTACCCGAGCGCTCAGGAACCGTGATGGTCTCCATGCACTTGTCAGCAATGAGTTGATCATCAGATGGGACGGCCTCAACTACAAGGCTCGTTAAGATCTGATCAACTGGATGTAGATTACTGTATGAACTAGCCATCTTGACTCACTCCTTAGGTGTGGTAGTTGCTAGGACCTGTAAACACGACCGTGATCTGATCGCCGCTTGCAGGTGAATGATGATTGATATTAGGGATCACACGGGCGACGGAGAAATTACCTGAGCCCTTGGCAAACGGTGCGAGGTTGCCTGATGCAGAGGCCATTAAAAGAGAGGTTGTCTCTGGCTCAATTGCATCGCCTGCGATCGCGCGAGTGATGCCACTCACAATCACGTCTACAGCATCACCCGCCGAGGCCGCGCGCTGAGCGATGCCCACAGCTGCTTCACTGGTTGAAGATGATGTCATCTGTACTTTACCGGCAGCATCGACCGCCACCAGAGAATACTCTGTGATGGTGCCGCCTGCGATGAATGAGATCATATTATCTGTGTTAGCCATTTTTCAGCCTCCAAACGCTTTTAGATAGTAGTCAGGGTTCTGAGCGCGGAATTGAGTCAACGCCTCAGAGTATGTGATTGATTTCTCAGCGGCGAGCTTACGAACCTCACCATCAAGTGATTGACGAGTGATCTCTCGACCTGATGCGCCGTGACCAACCTCTGCGAGTGGCACAGCGCTAGCTGATGGTCGCTCAGAGAAGTAGTTCCAAAGCTCAGCGTCTTTTTCACGATCCATCCAAGCCTTACCGGCTAAGCTCTCTTCAGCAGGAGTGATCCGACCATCACGGAGAAGGTTAGTTACAGCCTCGCGCTTCTCAATCTCTAGCTTCTCGGTCTCGACCTTTTCAAGTCGCTCACGCAATGCATTAAGCTCACTGAGAACTGTAGGCTCTGCGGTCTCGCTCATCTTATACCGTCTCTCTCTTTTTTCGTCGTGGTCAGGCTTTTCAGCGAGCTTCTTTCTCTCGTCATCATCAGGCTTCTCAGCGAGTTTCTTTTTCTCGTCATCATCAGGCTTCTCAGCGAGCTTCTTCTCATCATCATCGGGCTTCTCTGCCATCGATGACTCAGCGTCTTGCTTCATCTCCTTGATTTGATTCTCGAGCTCTTTGCGCATTTCACGCTCAGCGATGAGCATCTCCTCTTTAGCGATGAGCATGGCGCGAAGATCCTCCATTGTCATGCTGTCGATTTTATCCATCTCTAGCCTCTCGTTTAAAACGACGCGGTCAATCTTTGAATGAGATTGAGCGGGTCTGGGGGTTAATGTAATTGCTAGCAGCTGCGCGTCTCCCACCTTCTCACCACCGGATCGGTCAAAGACCTCGCCGGCAAGAAACTCAGGGGAGCTCCACAGAACGCCACCAGCCTCGTTGACCACATTGAGACCGCGCTCATTATAGGCAGGGTAGGCATAAAGCCCATCCTCTCTAAGCTCTAGGTCAACGATGAGGCCGAGAGCGTTGCCGCTCTCAGGGGGAGCAGGTGGACCGCTCTGGTATGGAGATGTCGCATGCTGCCAGTCTATGATCACAGGGTCTTCCTGGCGTCTCTCATTGAAGACGCGGATCATCTCTGTGAGCATAGATCTATCTATTTCTCGCCCGACATTATCGCCGCTCATGCGTGAGCTAACTTGACCAAGGCTCAGTGTTTTGAACGGTCGCCCTAATGTGAGCCCATCGGGGATATCATAATTGACGTGTATCGCTTCAGAGTATGCTCTGAGCGCTTGCGCTTGTTTATCTGCAGTGTCCATCTGTTTTACCAATTTTCTAGACCATGCCAGGCCTGCATCACCGCCCCAACCATGCCAAGCCTGCCAGCCTTTACCCTGATCATCCCATGTTGACCCCTGCTTATCGACCTCATGGCGAATTAGGAAGCTCAACATCCTGCGGACTGTGTCAGGGCTCAGCTCTCTGCCGTTGGCCAGATCTCTCGCCCGAGCCACCCCCACGTCAGTCATCCCACGCTCGGATGGCGGCTTGTCTGCTCGAACCTCTAGCGCTCGTCGACCTGCATCACGAACGCCTTGAGGCGGTGTGAAATCTATATGAGAATATTTTTTGGGTGCTAGGATCTCAGCCTTGGCTTCAGCCTCTGTTCGCTGAGGGTGTCCCTTGGGTAGCAAGTCGAGATCTGTGTTGTAGGATTTCTTGCGCTGACCTGTTCCGACCAATTTGAGAAACGTGTTAACGCGAGCGAGCGCCCATTGATTTCTAGTCATGCCTGGTCGATGACTGACAGAGAAAGCACCGGCTCCACGTCTAAACACTGCTTTAAGTGTGCCGAGGTCAACGCGTCTGCTCTTCTTAGTGTATTTGGCGTTGTGCTTATCGCGAGCGTTCTCTAACGCCTTGAGCGCTTGAGCTCCGATCTCAATGCCACCACGTGAGCCACTAGCTGAGCCCTTGGGGTTACGCTTTGAGCCTGTTTTGCGCTCGGATGGCTCCGCAGGCGTCTGCGCTTTGGTTCTCAGTTTGATCCTCTTAACCATTGCGCCGCCTCCTGATGAGTTGCTCAGCTAAAGCGCTAACGCCGCCGCTCGTATAGCTTGGGGTAGTAACTCTCATCATCGGTGAGCGGCTGGCGTCTTCCGGCAGGTCGCCCGCTCCAAGCTTGGCCCTAATCACGCGTTCAAGCTCATCGTCAGGAGTGACCAAGCCAGCTTGCACTAGACCGGGGAGCATCTGCAGAGAGTCCGCCAAGTCGTCAGTATCCAAACCGGTGTGCGTTAATCGAGGAAGCTTTGAGGCGTCAACCGCTCCATAATTCCACCTAATGAGTCTACCGATAGTGCCACCGCCGCGACGATCAACGCCACTCACCTGAGCGGCCACTAGATCACAGAGGTTAATAGCGGCTCTCCTGAATACAGACAGATGGATCTCACCGACCGAGCGCGCACCTGTATCAGTATTGCCCAAGTCTGCAAACTGAGACAGAAACGCCGCCGCGATCTGAGAATCACATTTAGTTATGATGTTGATCGGGCCATCTGCGTAGAGATTCGGTTGAGCTGCGTATGTGTCAAATCTAACCGCTGAGTTCTCCACCAAGTAGCTCTGCTCAGCTGAGATGAAGGCTTGAGCCTGCGCCTCTGCATCATCGATCATCGCGTCTATATCACCATCAGTCAAACCGATCTGCTCAGCAACTGCGCGATCAACTACAACTTTGGGTGTCGGGACTGCCCACCGGTCGAGACCTACACACATGAGGTTGGATACACGTTGCTTGGTGCGCCACCACCACCACACAGGGCGAAGCATGCCAACGCCCTCGAAATTTGAACCGGTCCGATTGAGCGTGAGTAATAGAAGCTTGTTAGCAGGGATCGGCTCTGGTGCCTTACCGCCGCCGACCATATTCTGCATGACTCCATCCAAATGCTGAGAGTCTCGCGATAACCACCTGCTATGAGCGCTCGGCTCACGATCAGCGTAGTGACTCAGCCAAACTCTCACCTTACCAGTCGAGTCAGGCCCAACTCTGTAAATCTCCTCGGCGTATCGGTACCCGATGGGCACGAACTCCCACAAATAAGATAGCTGGTCTTCCCACGACGTGATCATCTGCCCTGAGTGGCCATCAAAGCCGTAGCACTCGTTTGCATAGCGCGCGAGCTCCTCGGCCACTAGATCACCCTCAACACCGGGCTCAAATCTCCATGAGGCTGAGAGCAGGGTCTGCCTGAGCATATGCCAAGAGCGCCTCACGATGGGATCAGTCCTCAACATCTCCTCAGCCTCTTGAACCCAATTGAGGCCGGTGAGTTGAGCGTTGCTCTCTTTGGCGATAGTGCCGCCGCTGAGCTGTGTGCCTGATATGCCACGAGAGCCGAATCGAGGTGATAGCGCTCTCATGTGGCGAGGTGTGTCACCTTTTTTAGATTCGCTCATCGCGTCTCCTGATATACATAAACAGTCGTCATTATACTGACAATTTGATCATGTGTCACTATCCTTTTGTTCAGTGTCATCTTGTTCAGTATTTGGTAGCCATTCGCTGACCTGCTTATTAAGAGTCACGTCGTCAGGTTCTCGATTCATGACCCTGAGTTCAGCGAGCTGATTTATCATGGCGGTCTGCAGCTCCATGAGCATATCACTTTTGAGTTGGCTGTTGATATGAGCGTCTCTAAGTCGCGCGATCAGCGCTTGACGGTCTGCCTCTTTGGTCGCTAACTCATCTCTGAGTTGCTCGACCTCGGCAGGATCACGCCCCGATGCCACAGCTAACATTGATGAGATGGAGCCGGTGAGCATGCCGATGATCCCAATGAGAATGTCACGATTCTCTTTAACTATGTCTACATAGGCTAAGAATACGATGAGCCCAACCACAAGCCCCATAAACACAACCGAGAACCACCAACCCCTAAGCGTTCGTTTTTCCTCATCTATAGTGCTCATAAATCTCCATCAATCGGTCAATCAGCGGTGAGAGCTTATACTTCAAATACGGGTACATGTGAGCGACGATATAGCCAAAGCTAATCAGCGCTAATCGATAGAGCAACCACTCAGCCCACTCAAACCATTTTCGATGTCTAGCCCTGCTCCTAATTCGCTTTGGGCCTCCAACCCTCGTCACCTTGGCGTTACCTGGTGGGGGCTGTAACACTTTGATGTCACAACCGACCGCGTAGAGCGTTTGCAGGTCTCTCACGCCCTTGAACTTGTATAACCCGACACATGAGAATCTTGTGTCCTTCGGCGTCATGCTGTTAGAGCGTGAGCGCACTCGGGCGAACGCGTCACGAGTGAGCAGCACTTGACCCGCCATGCATATGCTCATCGTCCTCGCCGCTATGTTCTTAGTGATCCCTTCGAGCTCAACCGGCTTAGCCCCTGCCACTACATCAAGCTCACGCTGTTGAACCTCGACTACTGGCCCCCAATGAACACCGATTCGGGCGTTAAGCTTGGTGAGCTGTGGTACAGTCATCTGATAATAGAGACCAAAGTTAACCGCATCGATGACCCTCTCGAAGGAAATGAGGAATCCATCAGAGCGGTCTATCTCTCGACCGCCGAATCGCTGTATCAGTGTTCGCGCTCGCCTGTCGTGATACTGAAACCACCGCGCCGCGTCATAAGCTCCGAAGCGCTCAACGAACTGAGTGGAGCCTATGAGGTCGAGCAGGACAACGCACAGACAGCGCTCTTTGTAAGTCTCCTCTTCTCGCTCCATGTTCACCTCCATTCTCAAGCCCTTATACTAGCGCCCTTGGATATGTTGAATCAAAAACTCCTTGTCCTTGAACCGCCAACCTTGACGCGGCGTGATTTAGTTTTAGCCCTACCCTGATATCGGCGTTGGTCTACTGTCTGATCGTCTGCCCATCTCCACATGATGCAGTCATAGCGCAGAGCGTCGAGAGGGTCTTCTCTGCCGTCTTTCTTCGGTTGCTCTTTATTGCGTTCCCAAGCGTATGAGAGCAGAGCCTTTCTAATTGAGTTACCGCTCACGCGCTCGCCCTTATCCCAAACCTCACGAGTGATGAGGTATTGACGCCGAGTGAACGCGCGCTTGAGCTTGCCCACCCCATTGAGGATGTCTGTTCGGATAGCGTCAGTGGTCGATCTTAACGGCATCCCCAAACCGTTGGGGGGAGCTGCTCGCATCGCTCGGAATGCTGATGCGCCTGTCTGATCGTTGCGCGCTTTGCCTGCTTTGTCTGCGGCTCCATTGTCTAGCCATATTCGATCACCTGGCGCTGAGCTCTGCAGCGCACGTGGCCAAGCTACTGAGAGGATGAGTTGGGCGAGTTGCTTGACCGTGACCTCGTTGGGGTTGAACTCGGCGCAGATGACATCTGCGTTGAGCTCCTCATCATGAGCGAGGATCAACACCGAGGGTTTTCTAAATCCCCAGTCGATGGCGATTCGAGCGCTCATGGTGGGCTTATACTCCCACCCATCGATGACCATCGTCTCAGGGTTAAACTCAGAGTAGACTAGACCGCTCGGCGGCTTTGGTCGATTCATGACCATAGCCTCACGCTCTGCATCCGGCAAAAGCTTAGTCGCCTCAAACCACTCATCGCTCAGGTTATCCTGATTAACATAGGAGGTGTAGAGCTTAGGCTCACATCCTGATGTCTCGGCTAGCCGACACCACCACGCATCACTCACAGGCAGGCCCACCAAGATCATGATGGGTGATGGCCCTGAGCGCAAACGACCCAACGCCTTATGAGCGACCTCCTCATCGAGCGTTTGGCACTCATCAACGAGACAACACCCTGATGTAATGTTGAGACCCTCTAAGGGGTTGTGAGTCGTGTCACGCGTCCCAGGTCGGAAGTAGGATCTACACCAAACGGTTGAGCCGGTTGATGGATCACACCACTGACGTAGAGTGTGATTATAGACCCAACCAAGCGGTGAGAGCCACTTTTGCATCTCAGGCATTAAGACGCTGTTGTAACGTCCGTTGGTGTCGGTCACAAGTAGCGTTGAGGTACCCGCTCGCCACTTAGCTATAAAGAGGATCGCGAAGACAAGCGCTGAGGTTTTACCGGCTCCCCATCCACATCGAGCGCTCACTACTCGGTGTTCGCTTCTGATGCTCGCGATGATGTCACGCTGCAGAGGGTTAAGCTCTAAGCTCATGAATCGCGCTCAATCT